GTTGACTCCGGTGGCCATTATACGCAGCAGGTCTACAACTATTGCCGCGCCCGCGCCGGTCGGAAGGTGTTCGCGATCAAGGGTGTCGGCGGTGAGGGCAAGCCGATTGCAGGCAGGCCGACGAAGAACAACATCGGCAAGATCAATCTGTTTCCGGTTGGCACCGATACGGCAAAAGAACTGATCTATTCTAGGCTGAAGATCGTAGAAGAGGGTGAGGGGTATTGCCATTTTCCGGTCGGGCGGCACGAAGAATACTACCGGATGTTGACCGCTGAAAAGAAGGTCACCAAGTATTTCAAGGGCAGGCCGAAGCGCGAATGGGTGAAGATTAGGACACGCAACGAAGCGCTTGATTGCCGCGTCTATGCCACTGCTGCATTGGCTATCTTGAACCTAAACCTTGAAGTTGTTTACAGAAGGGCGCAAAATGTGGTATTGTCGGACGCGGAGAAGTCCGTTTCTCGCCGTCCGACCGTTCCCCGTAGAAGCAGTTTTGTGCATGGATACAAATAATGGCCAATCTGTTTGATGCAGCGAACGCGCCGGAAGGTGAGCCGCTTGAGATTGTTGTCGGCGACTTTCTTCAATGGAAGCGGTCGGACATTGCGGTCGATTATCCGCCCAGCGCGCACTCTGCGGAATATGTGGCTCGGATTACTGGTGGCGGTGCCAATGAAATCAAAATAGCCGGTACAGAGCCAAGCGGCGAAGACTACTACTTGTTCACGGTGGATAGCGTTACATCTGCCGATTTTGTGCCGGGGAAATACCATTGGCAGCTTGAGATCACGCAAACGTCATCAGGGAATCGGATTGTCGTTGATATTGGCGACTTTGAAGCCATCCCTGACATGGATGACAACCAGGCCGATCCTCGCATTCATGCGGAGATCATGGTTGATAAGATTGAATCGATCCTTCAGGGCAAGGCTGACAGTGATGTCAGCAGCTATAGCATTGCGGGTCGCTCGCTAACAAAGATGTCGTTTGATGAACTGCTTGCCGCGCGTGATCGGTATCGCGCCGAGGTGGTCAATCATGAAAACCGCGAAAAAGTGAAGCGCGGCAAGGCAAACGGCTCCACGATTAAGGTGAGGTTCCAGTAATGGGTCTTCTGGACATCTTCAAAAAGCCCGCGAAGCCCAAGGGCATCCAGAGACGGAACTATGCCGCTGCCGCCAAAGGGCGGCTTTTCGCTGATTTCATAGGCAGCAATCGCAGTGCCGACAGCGAGATCCGCTGGGCGCTGAATGAACTGCGCAACAGGTCGCGCGATCTGGAGCGCAACAACGAATATTTCCGCCGCTATTTGCAGCTTCTGCGCACAAATGTGGTTGGCAACAACGGCTTCAGACTTCAGGTGCGTGCGATAAACCCAGACAACACGCCAGATGCTGCTGGCAGTCAGATCATTGAGACGGCTTGGGCGGAATTTAGCCGACTTGGCGGGCCGACCGTTGATGGCAAGATGAGCCTGATTGACCTAGAGAACCACGTCATCACTGGCATGGCGCGCGATGGCGAAGTGTTTCTGCGGATCGTGAAGGGCCGTGCATTCCGCCATCAGATCGCGATTCAGATCATTGAGCCTGATCGGGTTGATGAGGAGATGAATGAGCGGTATCGCAACGGCAATGATGTCCGCATGGGTGTTGAACTGGACGAATACCGCCGTCCTGTCGCCTATCACATTCTGCTGAACCATCCTGGCGATTACGATTACACGACCTTGGCCAAAGGCACCAAACGTGCGCGCGTTCCTGCATCCGAGATCATGCACATCTACCGGCAGGAGCGGGCAGGACAGACGCGCGGCGTACCGTGGTCAACTGCTGCGATATCTGCGCTAAAGATGCTGCACGGCTATCGTGAGGCGGAACTGGTTGCGGCCCGCACGGCTGCGTCCAAGATGGGCTTCTTTACCAGCCCTGCCGGTGATGACTTCATGGCTGATGGTTATGAGGGCGAAGGTGGCACGGGATCGCCGATCTATGATGCCGAGGCAGGTACGTTCCACCAGCTACCGGCTGGCGTTGACTTCACCCCGTTTGATCCATCTCACCCAACGTCGGCTTTTGCTGACTTTGAGAAGAGCGTTCTGCGCGGCATCGCTGGCGGTCTGGGCGTCAGCTACACGTCGCTGGCGAACGACTTGGAAGGCACCAGCTATTCTTCCATTCGGCAAGGTGCGCTGGAAGAACGGGATTTCTACCGTACACTTCAGACCTTCATGGTCGATCATTTCTTGGACCCGCTCTATCGGGTGTGGCTGGAGCATGTGATCGATAACGCCCTGACGCCGATCACTGGGGCTGGCAAGTACGAGAAGTTTTCACGCACCTTCATGTTCCGCCCGCGCGGCTTCCAGTGGGTTGATCCGATGAAGGAGATCAGCGCGGCGGTTGTCGGGCTCCAGAACGGCATTTTGAGCCACAGCGACATTGCCGCCAACTATGGCCGTGATGCAGACGAAACCTTCGCGCAGATTCAGCGCGACAAGGAGAGTGCCGCACGGTACAGCTTGACGACGGCCTATGAGCCGTTTGGTGACAAGTTGCCTGTCCCCGCTGACGCAGGAGGCGCAGATGACGTACAGCCCGAATAGTGGAATGAAGGACGCCGCACGCCGCGCACTTGAGTGGCGTCGTGAGTATGGACGTGGCGGCACGGCTGTCGGAGTTGCCCGCGCACGCGACATCGTGAATGGCAAGGACTTGTCCGAAGAAACTGTCAAGCGGATGTTCAGTTTCTTCAGTCGCCACGAAAACAACAAGGCAAAGCATTATTCCGCGAAGGAAGCAGATGGCGGGCCGACCGCTTGGCGGATTGCATGGGATTTGTGGGGCGGTAATTCTGGTTTTTCGTTCAGCCGCCAGATCGTGCAAAAGCTAGAAAAGGATCGCGCAGTGCAAACCGATGAGAAAGATGATATGTTGCCCGAAGCAACCGAGGGGGCTGAGATGTCTGAACAGCGTGCAGAGCCGGATGAACTGAGCGTGGGTGACTACGTTGAGTGGGACAGTTCCGGCGGCGAGGCGTATGGCCAAATTGAACGCATTGAGCGTGACGGTCAGATCGATGTGCCTGACAGTGACTTTACGATCAACGGCGATGCGGAAGATCCTGCTGCGTTGATTGAGGTGTACCGTGAAGGCGAGGATGGCTATGAGGCTTCGGGCCGAATGGTCGGCCACCGCTTCAGCACCCTGCGGAAGGTCGCGAAGCGCGGCTACAAGGACGAGGATCGATTCAGCCGGGAAGACATGAAGACGCGCGCAATGGACGGCAGCGCGGACATCATTGATATGGACAAGCGCACGGTTCGGATCGCTGTTAGCAGCGAAGAGCCAGTTGAACGCTCGTTCGGAGCAGAAATTCTGGATCACAGCGAGGCCAGCATCGACCTTGATTTTGCCCGTTCTGGGCGGATGCCTTTGCTGCTTGATCATGACCCACGCCAGCAGATTGGCGTGGTTGAGAACGTAGACCTTGATGGTTCTACCCGCAGGTTGCGGGCGACAGTTCGTTTCGGAAAGAACGGGCTGGCCAAAGAGGTCTTCGATGATGTTGCGGACGGCATTCGTTCCAACATCTCTGTTGGCTATGCAGTCAACAAAATGGATCGCGAAGGATCGGATAGCTACCGTGTGTCTTCGTGGTCACCAATGGAGGTATCGGTCGTTTCGATCCCCGCTGACAGGACAGTCGGCGTTGGCCGCGCGGCAGAGACTTCACCCGCTAAACCAGTAACTGAAACTCCAACAATGGAGACCACAATGACTGATGAAGTCAAAATTGATGTGGAAGCGGTGAAGGCCGAAGCTGCCCGCGCCGCCGCCAAAGAGACCAGCGAGATCTATCGCCTCGCTGCCAAGCACAACCAGCGCCAAATGGCTGACGAAGCTGTCAAGAACGGCACTTCGCTGGCTGAGTTCCGTGGCCAAATTCTGGACGTAATCGGCTCCAAGCCGCTGGATGACAGCGACATCGGCCTGTCCAAGAAGGAAGTCCGTAACTTCTCGCTGATGCGTGCAATCCGTGCAATGGCCAACCCGTCCGACCGTGGCGCGCAAGCTGCCGCTGAGTTCGAGTTTGAAGCCGCTGGTGAAGCTGCAAAGCGTGACGGCGTTGATCCGCAGGGCCTCTATATCCCTGCTGACGTGCGTCGTTCGTGGTCCCAGCGTGACCTGAACACCTCCGACGACTCGGCTATGGTTGCCGAAGACTATCGCGGCGGTGACTTCATCGACGTTCTGCGGAACGCATCGTCGGTGATGCAGGCAGGCGCGACCATGCTGACCGGCCTTGTTGGTGATGTCAAAATCCCCAAGAAGACCGCTGCTTCGACCGCAGGCTGGATCTCCACTGAGGGCGGCGCATCGTCCGAATCGGAGCCGACCTTTGGCCAAGTCACCATGTCGCCGAAGAGCCTTGGCGCGTTCACCGACATCACTCGCCTGATGATGATGCAGTCCAGCCTCGACATTGAGGCACTGGTCCGTAACGACCTGTCAACTGGTCTGGCGCTGGCGATTGACAATGGTGGCCTTCAGGGTTCGGGTTCGTCCGGTCAGCCGACCGGCATTGCAAACACGTCGGGCATCAACGCTCCGACCGACTTTGCAGCGGCAAACCCGACCTTTGCCGAAGTGGTTGCAATGGAAACCGCCGTTGCCGAGGACAACGCCCTGATGGGCAACCTCGCGTACATCCTGCCCGCAGGCATGTATGGGGCGCTGAAAACCACTGCGAAGGACTCTGGCTCTGGTCAGTTTGTTGTCGAGCCGGGTGGCACGATGAACGGCTACCGCGCCATTGTGTCGAACCAGGTCACCGCTGGCGACCTGTATTTCGGCAACTTCGCAGACCTGCTGATCGGCATGTACGGTGGCCTCGACATCACTGTCGATCCGTACACTGCATCGACCAGCGGCACGGTTCGCATTGTCGCGCTGCAAACTGTTGACGTTGCCGTCCGCCACGCGGTCAGCTTCGCCTACAACAACGACGGCGCTTAATGGCGCTCACTTGGGGGGGC